TTTCTAAAGCTCTTGTAAACTCTGTAGATCTAATATTTAACCGATGCCTAGTAGCTGCTCCACTTCCTGTTTTAGAAAAAGTAAGATCAAACTGACTATCAGGATCTCTATAATATGATTGACCTTGAGGCTTTTCCCATGATGTTTCTGCTATTAAAAACTTTTCGAAAGCACACGCAACTGTGTCTCCAGTATAATTTGCACCAACAACAAACTCTCTTTCATAAAATCTAAAATCATTATTGTCTGAATCAGGTTTTTCGTATGCATCAAATCTCATAGAAATATTAGAACCTGTATTTATATCTAAATTTATGTAATTAGACCCTTCTTTTACTTGTGATATTCCATATTCACTCTCCTTAGGAACTGTTGTATTAACGTATCCATTTCTACCTATACCCCATTTAATTTTATCACTATTTTCGTATGTAGCAAAATTATTAGGATTAAAATCCATTGAAAACCCAACTGGTTTTATTTTCATATAAACTCCTGCTATTTCTTTTATTGGATTATCTGCAGCATCTTTATTGTTTTCTATCCAACCCTCTTTAGAAGCGTTCTCTGTTGACTGATCTATGTCTAATGCGTTCTTAGTTTCGTAAGCTAAAACCTTAACCTTAATTTCTTTTCCTAAAGGCCCATTATCATCTGACTTTACAATTAAATTTGTTCCAGCCTCAACTTTAGCTATATTATTTCCAGTCATTAAAATCCACCTATACACTCCGTCTTCATAAAATATAGTACTATAAACATTAAAATGCTTATCTCTATTGGCTTTAATAAAAAACTTATATCTATCAGCCCAATATGGAGCAAGATGATTTAATGTTATCCTGGCTCTATTTATATCTACAGAGTTTTCTACAGGAATAAATATTTCAGAAGAATTATATCCAGATGTGTTTGACGCTGGTATAATAGAAGAATACCTACCATCTTTATCTAAGTAAACTAATCCAAACTCATAACTTCTGTTACTTTTTAAAGACAAATTTGAATTTGTTTCTCTTACATAAAAAGCAGAATCTGATTTAAATTTAAAAGGTTCTGTTATATTTGTAAAATTAGTATCAGTTGAATCTCCTGGTGTATTATCTACTTTATGTATAATAGAAGGAGCTAATAATACAATTGTGTTTGCAGTAACACTAGACAAAGTAAAAGCACCATATGTTACTAATGTCGTGTTTGGGGGACTTGTTGTTGTGACTAATGCAGAAAAATTATTTGTCAAAGCATTTAATAGTTGTTCAAAATCATTAGAATTAGAAAAACTTTGTGCATTACTGTAGCTTTCTGTCAATTCAACAGCATTGTCACCTACAAAATCCCCGTTAAAATATACATTAGGAGCAGATCCTGCTTCTGCAGACTCTAAAGCTAATCCAAGAAATACATTATATCCTTTATTTAAACTAAAAGCAGAAAAATCTAATGTAAATAATGTTTGATTAGAATTTATAGTAGATGTTCCTTCATAACCATCTTGAGATAAGCATACTTTTTCAGCAGTGTAGTCTATTTTTATTTTTTCTATATCTCCTTCTTGTCTAAGTATATCATATTGTTTTGTAATATTACCAAATACAATTCTATTTTGTATAAAATCCTGTGCTTTTGCAGTTAAAGGAACATCATCAAATATTCTACCTAATTCATCGTCTGGGAGAGCTCTATATATTTTTTTATTACTAAATGAATAAGTTTTTTCTGTACTGTTTTGATACCCTTTTTCTTTTTTATTTAAATTCTCTATAACAAAAACTAAGTTTGAACTAGGATTTTTATAACATATTTGAATATCTGTAACTCTTTTATCTCCTGTATTAAAACCTATTCTATATGCGTTAAACAAATTAAGCATAGATAGATTTTCCATGGTATTGTAATCTAACCTAAATTTTGTAGATGGTGTAAATTGATAATCAGTAAACGAAGATAATGCAGAATATTCTCCATCTAAATATCTATATCTATAAGAAAAAGCAAAATACTGTTCTTTAACAGCGTTTTCTGTTACTTGCGCTGTACTATAAGGAGTTACAGTAGGTGCTTTTCGAGGAGGTTTTTTGTATAAATTAATATCATCTTCTATAAAATTATTTATTCCATAAGTTTTAGCTCTTTCAATATTAATACATCTAGGAGGGTTGTATCCATCTGTCCACAATAAAAGATTCTGGTTAGTAGAAGTATTGTAAACGACATTAGCTCCAGTAATCTTGTAGTATTGATTAAAATTTAATACTTGAGTTGAACTACCCCTGGTATCTTGTAGTAAAATAGACATGGTCTCTGTTTCTGAATTATACTCATAAACAAAAGAATGATTTGCAGCATTTACAACAAACCAATAAATCTTTTCACCAACCTCATCAGAAACAGAACCTATACATACAGGACTGTTTGCTTCAGAAATAAACGTAAGCTTTGTGTTTCCTCTTTCATTTTCTACAGCACCTGCATCTGAACTAGCAGTGTTTACAACTCTAACGTTTAATGCATCTACATATTCCCCATTAGGAACAAGACGCTCGTCAAAGTCCTTATTCATTTTTCCTTTCGAAAAGGTATTTTGTATTTTCATATTACTTTATCCACTTATCGCGACCTCTCAATATTTGAGTCAATTCGCTTAGTTTTATTGAATTTAACCTAATTTTTGCATTTCTTAAAGAAGCTGTAGATTGTTTAGAAGCTCTTCTAACAATATACTCTTGAATTCCAAACTTAGATTTTAATATTGTCGACTGTAAATAGTCATACATAAATGTTTCTGCTAATTTATGAACTTTTATCTCACTATCAGATAAACCGTATACTCCATCTGAAACATATTGTATGATAATATTTTCTTCTTGTAAATTTGAACTAAATAAAATCATTCCTGTATTTTTGTCTATAAGGTAACTTCCGTTGCTGTTTGCTGTAGAAGTATCCATTCCAAATCTTCCTCCTTTAGAGAGCTTCCCTGAGCTTCCTAGTCCATCTGATCTTTTATTTTTCCAATTTGTTTCTATTACAGGGGTTCCTGTAAGCGCATTTCCATTACCGTCTAATAAAATATTTTTCTGAGCTGTATTGTCTTGTAGGTAAGATTTTGTTATTTTAGAGTTAAAGTTTTCAGTTATATCTCTAGTTGACCCATCTGATCCTACATAAGAAACTTTTACAAGACTAACAAAATCATGTGGTAAATGCATTTGTAATGTTTCAGGAACTTGTGCTTCAAATCCTAAAACCTCTCTTAATGCATCATAATGAATTTCTTGTAATCCTCTTTTAGCATGAAAAACAACTTCGTTTCTTTCTATTTTATTTATAACCTTATCGTCTCCAACGTAAGTTAGAAGAAAATTATTTATAATATCTTCTAATAAAAGATATTGATATGTACCCCAATTATCGTTAGTAGGTGAATTCCCGTTATTTTGATAATATTGAGATTGCGTTAAATCTTGTCCAATTATAGGCATAATTTATGTGTTTTGTTTTTGATATTCCATACCCTCCATTGCTGTAGCTGCTTGCACAACATCATTTTCTCTAATACTAAGTCCTGCTAATTTACATATTTTTATTACCAGTAAAGTTTCATCTGAAGAAGGTATTTCAAAATTAGTTGAAATGTTTGAATTGTAAACAGGATCGTTATTAAGTGTATTATAACCCCATACAGGATCTATAGGTTTTCTTACATAATTACATTTTAAAGGCGGCTCTGTTCCTTGAGGAGTTGCTGCTGTATAATAAATGCTAAGTGGTCTTACAAAAAGACTTGTTCCATTTCTTTTATATATTGGATAAGTTATGGAAGGAGCAGTTAAATTACTCAAGGTTAACATATCAAATTTAGAAGTAGGAACAGCTTGTACTATTTTTCCTTTATAAGTTACATTTACTAATTTATATAAGTTACTTGGTAAAATAAAAAAATCATCAAGTCCTCCTACAGAAGTAGGAGATACATCGGTGTAATTTAATGTTGCACTTGTAGTAAATATGTCTATTTTGTTTTGAACTTGAGATACAGTATCTCCGTGGCCTATTGCTTTTCTTCTAGCGTTTTGTAATTGCGTAGCTTTTGAATAATCAGAAAAGTATTGTTCAAATATTTCTAATTGTGCTTGCTTTGCATAATAATTATACTCTAAAGGAGCAATGTACCCTCTATTGTCTTTATTCAATATAAATAAGACTGTGTTTCTTACACTGTTAATCATGGGATATATTTTTTACAAAAGTACAAAAAAAAAGAGGTCACAAATTGCGACCCCCTTCTCTCCTTCCACGGTAATTAGTCAGTTATTATAAACTATTTGTTATTTTTTGTAAAACATCTAGACCGTCATCTGTTTTAAAGAATAAAGCTAATCCACTATATACATTTTCTCCGTAAGGAACAACGATAACTTTTTGAGTCTTCTTGTCTCCCCAAACAACTGTTCTGTTGTCTGACTTAACAAAAAGTATTCCCATCTCAACAGCTCTCACTGCTAAGTTTCTTAGTTTTAAATTTTCGTCATTTAAAAGATCCATAAACTCTTCTGAGTTATTTCCTGCCCAGATAATCATATCTCTTTTTAATTCTGATGAAGTCATTGTAGATATGTTTGCTTTTCCTTTTAAAACAACTCTTGCAATTGCTTCTAGATCATTTATGTCTAAATCTTTAGCTGCTATTTGAGCATCTAATTTTCCAACCATATTTTGAACTTCTTCATTTGCATCTTTTTCTTTGTCAAATTCTTCGAACTTAACTCCAAAAGCAGGATGTATCATTAGAAATTTTTGTAAGTTTTGATCATTAGCATCAACAACTAGTGACCCATCACTAAAAACAATTGGGGATAAAGTTACTAATCCGTCTTGTTCGTCGACAAAAGGAGATATTTGATTTGTAGCCCACCTTAAAGCTCTATTTAAACCATTGTCATTATATGTAAGAGGTTTAGAGCCTGTGTGTTTCACAGATATCATATGTCTTATTGGTGTTCTGTTGCTTGTTAATACGAAAACCCTTGTCTTAATTTCTAAGTTAGGGAAAAGACCAGAGTAGCCTTTTTTTGTAGTTTTTGTAGCCATTATATTAAAATTTAATTAGATTAAAAAAAAAAGAGGGCATCATTTAGGACGCCCTCTTTTAAAGGTATTAGTTCATTAATATGAAGTTATTAGCCCCCATAACACAAAGTGCTCTTTCTGATAAGAAATGTACTTCCATGTTATCTTTATCTGTAGTAGATGCTCCACCAGCAGATCCAGTTACCCAAGACTTGTACTTTCTATCTTCAGAAGCGGATTGACGGTAACGAACGTGTAAAAATGGTCGTTTAGCGTTTTTTCCTAATACTTGATCATAAATAGTAGTTGTCCCAGCAGGAACCATGATTCCATCAACACCACCAATGTTACCTCTTGTGGTAGCATCGTTTAGGTATTTCCAGTCAGACTTGTAAAAGTCATATCCAATTCTAAATCCAGTAAATCCTAGATTTAAAGCCATATCCTCATCGTTGTCAAATAAACCGTAAGAACTTGTTGAAGCTCCAGAGTTGTTTTGATCAGCTAACACTCTATCAATTTTGAAAGAAGTATCTCTGTTTACGAAAAGAACATTTTCTTGAATTGCTCCTTCTTTATCAAGAACTTTAGCAAAAGCCTCAAGATCATCTCTGTCTGTGATATCTCCTGATGAAGTGTTACCTCCATTTTCGATTTCATAGAAAAGACCTTTTGTACCTTTGTATCCTGCAGTTAAAGCAGCAGAACCTGAAACAGATGGCTCTCCTTCTACCATTGAAGTTTCAAGGTAGTCTTCGAATCTTAGTCTTGTTTCGTGCT